CTGATCAGGGCGGCGCGACCATTCGCCGTCCCGATGCCGATCGTGATCGCGGCGCGGTAATGCGATCCCAGCCGGTCGATACGTAGGCCCGCGGCATTGGTCGCGCCACGGATCGTCCCGCCATTGTCGACAAAGGACGGTGTGGCGGTCGCCACCGCCCCGATGCTGGACCAGACGATCATGCCAGCCGCCGCGAATTACGACGGTAGACGGCGCGTTGCGCGCCGCTGCTGGCGCCGGCCGCGATAACGGGCGCGGCCTGCGCGATCTGCGCGCCGCTAATCTGCGTCACTTCCACGTCGAACATATCGCCCTTGATCACGCGCACCGTCACCTCCGCCGCGCCGCCACCCGCCATGGCGCGCCGCGTATCGCTTGCGGTCATCACCTTCGCGCCGCGCGGCATCTGCACGACCTCGGGGCCATTCTCGCCCACCAGCATCGCGCCGGCGGGCGTATATTCATGGCCGATCGCGCTACCTGGCACGCTCTTCTTCCCCAGCAGCCCGAACAGGCTGCCGATGGTCGGCAATGACCCTCCGGTCAGTTGGTTTTGGATCGGGTTGACGATTGCCAGCTTCCAAAGCGCCGACGTCACTTCGTTGATCGCGCTTAGTCCGACATTCTTCCAGCTGGTCCAGGTCGCCGGATTGAGCAGCGTATTGGCCAGGTTCGCGCCAATGTCCTGCATAGCCGTCATCTTGTCGATGCTCTGGTCCAGAGCCTGGTTGAAGCCGATCTGGCTCGCCTTGCGCGCCATCAGTTGCTGGCCTTCCGCACTGGCAAGGTCGATGCCCTGCCGTTGCAGGTCGATCTCGTAGCGCTTCAACTCGACCGCCGCCTCGATCTCGCGCCGCGACTTGCCCCGCATCTCCCATTCGATATTCAGCAAAGCCGTGCCGGCGCTGATGTCGTCGTTCATCGACCGGATCAGGCGCGGCCGATCGGCCAGCTTTTCTCCTTCGGCATCGAGGGCCGACCGGGCACCAGCGCCGATATCCTGTTGGTTGAGCCAGCCATTATTTTCGGTCCTGACCCTCTGGGCGCGCTGCGCTTCCTCCCGCGCAACCCTCTCGGCCTCTCGCTCGCGCTCCCGCTCTGCCTTGCGGGCGGCGCTTGCCGCCGACCGGCCCGCTGCGGCGGCAGCGCGGTCCTGCTGGCCAAGAGCGTCCAGTTTGATCCGGTTGTCCCAGGCGATCTGCGCGCCGGCGACAGTCGCCTCTGCGGACCCAAGTTCGTTCGCCAAACCGGCACGTTGCCGCTCCAACTGACGGCGGCGCTGCATGGCCGCGCGCGTGCCGGTGCTGTTGGCGATTTCCTGATCGAGCGTCCGCAGCTGGCCGCGCAGCTGCTCCACCTTCACCTTGCCCATGCCAAGGTCATTGGCCTGCACACGGCCCTGCGCGTTCGCCAGGCGATTGAGAGCAGCCGTCAGCGTGTCGACCTTTTTCGAAGCCGCCTCCGCATCGTCGCCGGCGGCAAAGAATTTCTCACCCAGCATCACCGCCAACGGGATAGCGACGCCGATGGCGACGCCGACGGGCCCAGCCAATATGCTCGCAAACCGAGCGAACTTGCCGGCTCCGCCTTCCGCACCGCCAGACATCAATTGCAACGCGCCGATCGCCTGCGGAGCCTGCATCGCAAACGCCCGAACAGCATCCGTCCCGCCGATGACCTGCACGGTGAAATCCTGCGCCTGGAAGCCGAGCTGCTGCATGCCCGCGCGCATCGCGCCGCTGGTGGCGGTGGCCCGGACCTGGACATTCTGGACGGCATCCAGCGCGGCCTGCTCCATCCGCAGCTTGGCGACATATTCATCCAGGGAAATGGCGCCCGCCGAAATCAGCGTGCGGGCCTCCGCCATCTCCATATTGAACCGCTGCTGCGCGGCCCAGAGTGGATCAAGCGATGCGCGCAACGCCAGCGCCTTCTCCTCCATCCGCTCCTGTTCCGCGATCAGTTCACGGAAAGCGGCGGCGGACGCGCGGGCCGACCCTTCGTCCAGGCTGGCGCCCGTGCCGACCGACATGTTGATCCGCGCCTGCATTGCGCTTTGCGGCGCTAGGGCAGCCAGCTTGTCAGCGGCGGCGGCCTGACGGCGGACAGCGGATTCGATATCCTGCGACGCGCGATCGAATGACCGTGCCGCACGATTGGCGGCGGCGTCGCCGGCATCGCCCACCGCCTTGAAGTCGCGAACGACCTGATCCTTGCCCTCCGTGCCGAGCCGGATCGCTACTCTAGGCTGTGCCATCGTCGGGTGCGTCCTCACTGAATTTGTCGAGCAGGATCCGCTCCATGCTGGGGAGCAGTTCGGCAAGCATGGTCATGTCCGCGCCCTGCGCCGTACCCATCGACAGCACGGCGCCAAAATCGAGCGCATAGGGGCCGCCCATCCCGGCGCGCAGCTGGCGGATGCAGCCGCTGACCACATCCCAGACGCCTATGCCTTCTTCGGTGCGGGGCTCATGCTGCCGGTAGGGGCAGCCTTCGCTTTGCCCTTTCGGCTTGCACCGTCCGACGCGATGGGCGTTGCAGACTTTGCGGCAATAGTCGGCTCCGGCATCGCCCCCGTCGAAATGCCATTCGGCGAGGGCGACAATCCGTTTTTTTCCAGTTCTCGCAGGACGAACGGGCGCACATAGGCCTCATCGAGCCGGTCGAACCGCAGCGGATCGGCCAGGAACAGGCGCAGATTGTCGGGCGTCACCGGGGCCGGATTGCCGTCCGCATCGCCGACACCCTCCCAGGCGACAATGCCACTCATCAGCAGGCTTTCCGACAGCGCGTCGCCAGCCAGGTCCATTAGTTCCGGCGACAGCGGCGCGTCTTCGTCCTCGAGCAAAGTCATGTCCTCGCAGGCTTCCCCGGCGGCGCGGCGCGCCGCGCGGAGGGCAATCCGGCCGATGGGGGCGAACTGGACGCGGACCGCCGGCACGTCGCCATGCGCTTCGTGGACCGTGTGCCACCAGGGTTCCAGCGCCTTGCGCTCGGCGTCGAGGCTCAGCATCAGAAGCTGTTCTTTCGCTTGTTGCCCAGCCACTCGATGCGGATCGGGCGATCCTCCTCGATGACCTTGAACTGGTCCTGCTCCAGCACCAACGCGCCATTCTCGACGGCGTAGCGGCGGACCTTACCCGCATCGGCATCCGCAAAGATGACCTTGTCGATCCGCTCACCCGTTTCGGCATCGACAACCCGGATGTCGGCCAGGACGTCGACGGCGGTCACACCGATCTCGACGGAGGATGGGACTGGGCGGTCGCTTTCGGCTGCTGCAGCGACTTGACCTTCGACTTCATCGCTCATGACGCGCTCCTCAGATATTCTGGATGGACGAAAGGGCGGTGCAGATGACCTTGTGGCCCTCGGCACCACTCGCCTGACAGTTAAATTCAGCCATGATGCCACCGGGACCGGACACGGGACGCTTCACGCGCGGCAGAAACACCTTGGGAAAGGCGAATTTGATGGCGTGAGGTCCACGCGCCCAGCCGACCTCATCCAGATTGATCGGAGTTCCGCTGGTCGCCGCATTGAGCAAATCCAGCGAATTGAAGCGAGCGGTAAAGTTAATCGCCGCCTGCACTACGCCGGGGACCAAACCACCGATCCTGCCATCCTCTCGGATCCCCTCGATCTTGTCCAATCCGTTGGAAATAGCAATGTCGGCCGACACAATGTTGCCCAGCGCCACGCCGTCGCGCTTGATGACGCCGCTCGCCTGCGCAAAGCGCGGGCCTTGCCGTGTCCCCACAACCCCAGCGACGGACGTTGTCGAATTCTGAGACTCTCCTTGGGCGATGAAAGACAGAGAGGCGTTCAGCAGACCGCTGCGTGCCATGCCGATGCGCATCTGGTTGAGCATGGCGCCATAATGCACGGAAAAGGCGGGCACATCGGGATTGCCGATCTCGATCGAATGGCTTGGAAGGCTGGCCTTCCCGGATTCAAAGACATGCGTATAGGGGCCCGCGCCTGTCGTTACCGGCGCGCCGAACATGGCTTTGAGCCAATAGACGAAGGCGAACACGTCGATCGGGACCACGATATCGCCGTCATTCGTCGCCACGTCATAGGTCGGGTCAAGGCCTTCGCGCCCGAAGCCGAGCAGATCGTCCTCGATCAGTGGACGCTCTTCGCCCATCGTATGCGATACGAAGGGCAGTTTCAAAAATCCGCTTGCGGGTGTGACGCCATAGGTGGTTTCGGTCACAGCGTGCAGGACCGAATTGATGCCCATGCCAAAAGCCATGGCCGAACTCCTTTGTTGGTTGAAATCAGAGGGGCTTGTCGCTCGAATAGGTGGCGACGATGTCGAAGGTCGCGCCCAGCTCGGTACGCGATCCGAAACTGCTCAGCGGCTCGACGTCCAGGCCACTGACGTCCAGATAGGCGACCAGCCCGCCAAGGAAGCGATCGGCAGCGATCGCCGCGCCGATCTTCCCGGCAATCCGGTCGATTACGACGCGCAGCGGCGTCGTCTGCTTATAGGCGCGCAGTTCCACCGGCACCCGGTGGACCCAATGCCAGGTCGGCGGACACAGGTCGACGCCTTCCTCTTCCAGCTGTCCGTCGCGCAGGGTGACGGTCTCGAATTCCCCCGTGCGCCCCGCGCGCTCCGCGCCATCCTCCAGGCCGATGACCTCATGATCGGGCAGGGTGGCACGGACCAGCGCGAGCACCGCCTGATCGACCTCATGACGAAGCGACATGCCTCAACTCCACCGGGCATTGAGGCGGGCCGCAATCCGATTCGCCGCGCGCCGTGTTGGACCATCAAGGTCGAGTAAACGCGGCTTCTTCACGGCTTTGACGAGTGTGAACATCAGCACGGGCTTGGCCTTGCGCGGCGCCATGCCCCGACGGCCGCGCAGGCGTCCTGCCGTCGCCTGCCGATATCCGCTCGACAGGCCGGAAACAACGTCGATGAACGCAAAACCCTTGCCGCCCTCAAATGCGATGTCGAACTCTGCATTAAAATGCAGTTCGACTTCCTCGGGCGTCATCGCCGTGCCCCGCGACCGCCTGCCTAGCGACGACGCATAATTGCTCGCCCGCCGCCGGCGCGGCACCGCCTTGGTCGGAATCCACAACCATTTGCCGCCATTCGCGGGACGGATCGTGGCGCCATCAATGTATGATGATATAATTTCGGGCGCAGCCGACCAAATATAGCCCGCCGGATTAAGCGACTGACCTGCCTTGGGGTAGACGTTCGACCGCCATGTCTTTGCCATGCGCGCACCCAGCCCCGCGCTGGTGACCTGCTGGCGCAATTCAAGCTTCAGCGCGTCGACTTCGTCGTTCATGATGTCGGTGATGTCGCGCGCAATATCGCCCTCAATCGCCGCCATCTGGCCGGCTAGCGACCCGCCGACCACTCCCGCGAGCACCTTCACCGCGACACATCCACCCGCTCTGCGCCGGTTGTCCAGATCGTACGCCTTGCATTCAGCATGGGATCCCCCGTCACGAGGATCTCGATCTCAGCACCATCCTCGATCAGGATGAAACGGTCATTCTCGCCAATATCGCGCACCTGCGACCTGCGAACCCGCAGCCGACAAGTCGACATGATGACGCGGCTATCGCCAAATCGCGGCTCTTCATCCGGCTCCTTCCGGATCACCCGCACATTTTCGATCGTCTGGCCAAACCGCGACACATAGGTCGCATCCTCCCCGAAGCGCCGGAACACGGCGTCATCGAGACGCGCACGGACTTCGGGGAAGGACATCGCGATGCTGCCTTATATTGCTTGGATCAGCTTGACCCAGCCAACGGCATCGCCATTGGCCTTGGGGGCGGCCGCAACGCCGCGCTTGGTATTGTTGGTGGCGGTCGTGGTGAAGCGTTTGGCGGTATCGTCCCAGTAAAGCAGTGTGCCAGTCACCGACCAGGCTTGGCCGGTGGCGGCGGCCACCTCGAAAACGCCTTCCACATCGCCGGCGAACGCTTCCCCCTCGGCGGCGGTAGTCGACGGGATAACGATCAGGGCGGCGATCAGAAGCGGCACGCCCGACACCACACCCCCAGCGGGAGCGACAAAGTCGAGCGAACGGCCCTCTTGAATAAAGTTTTTCATGATATCGTCTCCAGAAGTGGACGGAAGAAGGCGGCAGCCGGTCGGCCGCCGCTACCACCATCAGGCCGGCGCGGCGCCGGGGTTGCGATAGGCGCCGCGATAGTCGATCGCGTCGGCGTAGAAATCGTAGGTGACCCGGAATCCGATGCCGTCGGTGGACCAACTTTCCTTGGTCATGAGGCGCGGGGCTGGCGCGGATTCCAGCGAGCCGTAGACCCAGACGGGGGCCTGCGCCGGATCGGCGTAGAGTTCCCAGGAATAGTCTGGGATCGAGCCTTCCGGCACGACATTGAGGCGGCCCGAGAATGGGTTGACGTTGCCAGCCTGCTGGGGCTGGAGCGGCGACGTCAGCTGCTCGGCAAGCGTTTCGGTGTCCGGTCCGACCAACAATATGGAGGGCCGCAGGTTCATGACCTGACCCTCCAGGTTCTTCTGCTTGCGGATACCCGCGCGGCCTGCGCTGATGAGCGGGACGGTCATCGAGCCGCCACTGCCTGCCAGGTTGCCATGATCGGCGTGGAAGACGGTCTTTCCGTCGCTCAGCTTCGGACCGAGGCCTCCATTGGCCGCCTTCACACTGTAGAAAAAAGCATTTTCGAACTGGGCGATCATCGTCCCGATCGAACCGAACACCTCGTCAAATGCGCCGATATCATCGTTGATGATCGCCTGTCGCGTGAGCGAAAGGCGGCGACCGAACGAACCGAGCCGGACCTGTTCCTTGCCTTCGCCGATGGTGCCGGCCTTGATCTCTCCGTCCTCCAAATACGGCTTGAGGGTAGGAAAATCACCAACGCGAAGCAGATTTGTTGGACGGAAGTCTCGCAAATTGCGCCGGCGCGCGATGGCCTGGAATGTCGGCGGTGCGGCCTGATACCGCTCTAGCAGGATGCGCTGCCCGGTCTGTTCCATGATTATCGGAAAGTCCGATGTCGTGTGTGCAGCGCGCATGATGACGTCAGGGTCCCGTTCGTTGCGCGAGACATTGGCGCGTTCGCGCGCCAACTCCAGTAGGCTGATGCCGGTGAACTGCCGCGCGCCTTCCGGGATTTCGCGGCCTAGCGCACGAGCCACAAGCCCGTCGACGATCGCGCCCTGGCTTGCGTCCCGCTCGTCGGTGCGGACATCGACCCGGGTTCCACCGCTGACCGGCGTGACGGCGGCGCGTTGATGTTCGGCGGCGGCGGTCAGCAGGGCGCTACGCGCCGTCTCGACGCTGATTTCGCCCCGCTCGTTCTGGCTCACCAGTTCGAGGGCGCGGGCGGCGAGCGGTTCGCCAAAGGCGCGGGCATCGGCGACAAAGCCGAGCGCATCGCTTGCGCCAAAGCGGCTAAGCTGCGCCGCATTCGGAGCAGCAGGAGCAGGAGCGCTCGGCTCGATGCGAGTTTCGACCGCCGGAGCAGCCGCAATGGTCGTCGGCGCGGGCGCGCCGCCGGGCAGGTTACGCCTCATTTCATCTTCCTCTTCGATTGTGGCGATGGTGCCGACGCCGGGATGGTCAGCCGATGCAGAGCGAACCCCGGCGTTCGCATCTGCCGGAACGGAGACGAGACTGACTTCAAGCAATTCCCAGCCGGTTGCGCGCCAGGTCTCATGGTCGGTTTCGTCGGTGCGGGTGATTTCCCACTTGGTGACGCGATAGCCGATCGACACGCCGCGCATTTCGCCGCGCGACACCATGCCCTCGATCTGACGAGCACGATCGGTTTCGCCGAAGTGCAGGAGACCGATCAGCTGGCCATTTTCGATGCGGACGTTCGACACGCGCCCGATGACAGCGTCTGCTTCCCGCTGATTGTGCGTGTCGAGCAGGCAGACCAGACCGGAAGTCGCGCGACCTAGGTCGACGGCCTCTTCGCTGATTTCCAGTTCTTCGGTGAAATACCAACGCCGAACGGCCGATCCGGCGGACAGCACCGCCTCGACGGTGCGCGCGGTCGCGTCATAGCTGCCCGGCTCGACCGTTGCGAGCCGTGAGCCCTGAAAACCTGCCATGGGTTGCCGACGTTCACTCTCATCACCGGGCGGCGCGCTTGCGCGGACAATCATCGTGGAGGCCAGCAGCCCCAAGGCTGCGACCGTGCGCAGTTGCGTCATTGCATACTCCCTAGATCAGGCCGCCTCGGCCCTTGGTGCGATGTAGCCAGCAGCGGCCTGGAGGACGCCGGCGCCGGTGACCCGCCGTGGATCGCTGTCGAGCGCGAGACCCAAAAGGTCGATCTGGTCGTTGACCTGCTTGATCGCCTGAAGATGCTCCTCGGCATTGATCCCGCGCTCTGCGAGCGAGCGTGTCAGCGTCTTGATGCCGCTGCGGATCTCGATCAGCTCGGCCATCAGGTCCTTGATCGGATCGACAAAACGGCGAACCGGAAGCGCATAGCTGATGCCGCAGTCGAGGATGCGACGGTCGCCCGTCTCCAGCGCCGCAATCTGCATCCGCCGCAGCACCGCCGGCTTCACCAGTCGCGGAATGATGATATTCTGCTGCCAGTCGTCCAGCAGCGCCCACTGGCCAAGCATGGCGGCGCGCAGGCTCGAATAATTCGCCTGTGTCACATCGCCCGTCATCCGGTGATAGGGTGCGAGCGTGGCCGAGGCCGCCGCCAACTGCTGACGGATGAACTCTACTGCGCCCCCGGATTGGCTCGGGTTGATGGTCTGGACCTGATCCCCCTGTGCTGCCCGGTAGATCATGCCCGGCGAGACAGATTCCTCAAGCCGGCCCGTTCGCGCAGGATCGACTTTCGCTTGCTGCGTTGTTGATAGCGGAGAGGTGCCTTCACCGCTCCCAGGAACGAGGATGAGACCAAGACATGCCTGCACCTTTTGCTGCATCCGCACGGCGTCCTCGATGTCGCCGATGTCATTCAGGTCGAGCGCGACGGCAGCAAGCCATGAGACGCCGCGCGTCTGTCCGAACCGCTGGCGATCGTAGAGATGATCGACATACCGCGCATCCACAGGCGAAGACTTGAAGGTCGACAACAGCATCGATCCGCCCGGATGCTTGTCGAACAGCCAGTAGGCGCTGCGCTCGCCCGCCCTGTCGAACTCGACGCCTTGCGTGATGCGCGAACCGTCAACCCGATCTTCCTGCTTCGCTTGGTCGAGGAAATCGCCCTCAAGTCCCGAAATCCGACTGTTCGGGACGCCATTGGCGTCCTTCCACTGGGTCAGGACCTCGCCGCCCACAATGGTCGTTTGAGCGGCGATCTTCTCATAGCCGTAGAAATCATCCTCGCCGTCGACCTTCGATTCCGCCCAACGGTTCCAATGATCCTGCGCCCTCTTCGCGACCGCCTTGTCCTCATGCGCAAACTGCGGCGCGATTCCGTCGCCGATCATATCGGCCACCATGTGCCGCACCGCACTGTTCACATATTTGTTGTTGCGGAACATCTCATAACCGGTGGCGCGCAGGCGAGCGCTGGCGCGGGCATTTTCGGCATCTGCATCGGTCTGCGGGCGACGGATGCCATTGGCACGGCGTCCGAAAGCGGCGGCGTCATATTGACGATAGGCAGCGATGCCTGCGCGCGCGGCAATCCGCTGCGCCGTCCAACGGGGGGCGAACGGCTCGATGGCGCGATCGATGATGTCGCCGAACCGCACGGTTAGTCGCGCTCGAACCGGGCCAGTGTCGTCCCGCCGCTCAGTGTCCGAGGCAGCAGGGCGTCAGCAGCGCGCGAACGAAAATAGGTCAGCGCGGCACGAATGTCGCTGATCGAGCGGTAGGTGACACGCTCGCCATCGCTCTCGATCGTAGCCTCCCCCGATGCCATGCCCGCCTCCAGCGCGGCGATCTCGGTCGCGTAGTCAGGTGCAGGCATCAGAACCAATCCTTTTGAGGTGCGATCCACCCCGCGGGGCGATCATCTTCTTCGCTCGTGACCCCCGTTTCTGGGGCTTTTGGTGTTGCCGCTTGCGCCATCGGCATCGCCAGCAGGTCGCCCTGGTCGGGGTCCGCCGGAGCGTAGCGTTCTGCCCGCAGCCGTGCCCAGTCGACCTCGGTCAGAGTATCCAGCATCAGCTTGGCGGCGGCGGCCATCGCATAGATGCGACAGTCGAGATAATGGTTCTGCCGCCCCGCCATTGGCGTCCAGCGTCGGTCCGGAAAACCGTTTATCATCTTGACGATGATCGTTTCGGCCGTTGCCTGCTCCGCCCAATCCTCGGGCACGTCGCGGCCGAGATGGACGCGGCCGACTGGCGATGCCACGGGCGCCCCGGCCTCCACCGCTTCGGCCACTGCCTTGACCGATGCCCGCAGGAAGCCGTACCAGCTTAATTTTAGCCCATCGATCCCGACGATGAACGCCTTGTCTTCCGCCCGCTTCGACGCCGACCCTGCACGCCGGCCTTGACGGTCGAACGCAATGGCTTCACCGCGACCGACCGGCGGACGGTTCCAGCCATGACGGCCGAAAATCGCCGTCCTGCGCGGTCGCTTTGCGCAATAGGCCTGCGCCGCTTCGGTGTGATAACCCGCGTCGACACATTCCTGGTCGATCGGCACCACCTTGCCGCCGGGGAAGGTGACACCCCGCTTGCTGTAGGCGTCGAGGTCCGCCCATGCGCCTTGGCCCGGGATGTCCGTAGCGCCAGGTATAAACCGGGCGTCGATCTGCCAGCTTTCCGACCGCTCAGCGTAGCCGACGACTTCCAGATAGACGCCGTCACCCTGCACGTCGACGCCCAGCACCGTGACGACCGGACCGACAGGTATGTTGCCCCGGCCCCAATCCTGCTCCCGAAGCGCTGAAAGCGCCTCGTAGTCCGGCGTGTCGCCCTTGAGTTCGAATTCGATCCCGCGCTTGAGGTTCGTCCACGTCTTGAGCTTCGAAATGTCGCCCTGTGCGTCGCGGAAGCTGACCGCCATTTCCGCCCAGCTCTGAAACGTCGATATCTCGCCTGGCAGATGGAACCCCCGGCGCAGGCTCTGCGGCATCCGCTGTCGCAGCACCTGAAAGGCTTCTTCGCTCAGCACGCGCGGCACGGGATCGCCGTCGATCATGTCCGACAGCCATCCGTCGGACAGCTTCATCGAGCTTTTACGCCAATGCTCGATCCGCTCGACACCGCAGCAGGGCGGCGCGAGATAGGCTTCCTCGTGCCGGCCTTCGGGCCATTGAATATCTTCCCACTGCGGCACGAACCGGTCGCCGCATTCGGGGCACTTGAAGTAGAAGCGGCGGCGGTCGCTCTTCGAATAGGCCGCGCCGATCTTGGACGCCCCCTTGATCGTGGGGGTCGATATCTTGATCCGTTTCGACAGCCCGCGCGAGCGCCAGACCTTGAGCCGCTCGTCGATCATGCTTTCCGGCGACCCCTGATTGTCGAGGTCGGACGGAAACTGATCGAGATCGTCCTCGACCGCATAACGCACCGTGCGCTGGCGCAAGTTGGCTGCGGAGTTCGCGCCGGCCAGCAGGATGTAGCTGCCGCTGCCAGTGCGGCTGAACAGGATCTTCTCGGTCGTGGACCCGTCGCCATTGGCGAGGCCCTGAGCGCGGATCGTGCCGCCCCGCTCTGGATTGAGCCGCGGCGACGCCTCTACCATCGGCCAGAATTTCTCCGCTGCCCATGCAGTCGCCGCTTTGGCCGTCGCCTGCACGAACAGCGCCGGCCCCGGTGCCTGGTCGCTCATGAAACCCAGCCAGTTCTCGGCGCTCGCCGAACCGCCAGATTGGGCGCATTTCATCAGGTCCACTTCCTCGCACGGATCATGCGGGGACAGGGCGTCCATGATCTCGACCAGTTCGGGCGCGGTCTCATGCCGCCACTTGCCGGGGATGGGCGCATCGTCGGGGAAATACCGATGCTCCGCCGTCCACTCCGATACCGTCATCCTCACCGGCGGGCGGATAGCCGTCGCCAATGCACGATCGAGGCGCCGCACGTTCCGGCGCAGGACCCCGCCGGCTACCACCCCGAACCGATCATAGTCGAAGGCGATCATGCCGCTTCCGCCTCCTGCTCGGCATCGTCGTCAACCTCTGCCAGAGCGCCGCGCTCTATGGCATCCGCCAGCGCGTCGAACGCGGCGTCGCAGGCCGATGCCATCAGCATCATGACCGTGCGACCTTCCCTAGCGGCCGCGATCTGCTCAGCCATGCCACGCAGTTCCGCCTCGACGCGCTCGCGCGCCATGCGGCCCAATTGGCCAAGTCGCCGCTCGACCTCGATCAGCGGCACCAGGGCGCGTGCGCCCTCCGCATTCTTCATGCGCTTGGCGACTAGCTCTTCCTCCGCGACCTCGACCCGGACTGCGGCTGCATTGCGAAGGCCTGGCTGGGCAACCTCGCCATCGAGGGGCATCTCGCTGGAACCGCTCGGCTCACCGATTGCCGTCGTTGGGCGGCCCCGGGTCGGATCGATCCGCGCATTCAGCTTGGCGTCGGTCCGCTCGACATGCACGCCGAGTTTTCCGTCCGGCCCCTCCGCGAAGACGAGCAGGCCAGCCTTTTTCCAGTTCGATACGGCCGATTTGCCAACGCCGCGATGCGCGGCGAACTCAGCCTGCGTCATCAGCGCCATAGTCAGCCCTCAAACCGCCCCGTGAACCGGTTCAGTTCACAGAGTTCAAAATGCAAAACACCCCTTGAACCGTAAAATGGCGCCCCTCGCCCCACCGCACTAGGGCCCCCCCTCGGGGAGGACCCGAAAGGGCAGCGGCCGCCTGAAACGGCAGCGCCCCGCCATGGCAAAGGACCAGGCGGGGCGCTGCAAGGTTAGGAGAGGTCGTCACGCCGGCCCCGAACATAGGCCCGCCACCAGCGTATCTCCGAACTAGCCGATTTAGTCGAAAAGGTGGACAAACATTATTTGCATCGCGCAACATTCTACCCCTTGCACCGTGTCTATGCGCGCAATTCTGCGCCGTTCAGCGCCTCACAAATACAAGTTACCGCGCGGGCATACCGCTTGCGCAGGCCATGCGCGCCCAGCTTCAGCCCCATGGGCTTGAGCAAAGCCCGCCATGGCACCGACTTGCGCCCCGCCGCCAGCGCCGTGATCGCCAGCACCACCAGCTTGCGGTCCCGCTCCGGCGCATGGCCGAGCCAGGCCGACGCCTCTTCCATGCGCGCCATCTGTTCGCGCGACAGCGGTATCCTGGGCACCGGCCTGTCCTCATGCGCTGCCCAGTCCCACCAGTCGCGCACGATCAGGTGCCACGGACCGTCACTGGCGAACGCCCACGCGCCCCGCTCCGTGCGCCACTGGAACTGCATCGCCTCGACCAGACGCGCTTCCACGTCCGCAAATGACCAATATATCGATCCTTCCGCCGCCGGAACCGTCATCGCCAACCCTTCCACATTATAAATCACTGAAAACGCTAAGCTAATTCTATCTTTTGGAACCTTTGGAAGGATTGGAAGGATATCTGTATATTTTCATCATGCATGCGCACGCGCCCGCGCCTGTGCGTGATGGAAACATGCCGCCAACCTTTCCAACCCTTCCAATGGCGCAGAAATCCGCGCTTTCTTCCTTCCAATGATGCTTCCGCCACTCTTCCGACCCGGAAGCATCCGATCCTGCCGCGCACCGCCGCGCGTCAGAAGTCGGGCACGTAATCATCCTCGATCGGCGGCGGATGGCGCTCATCGACCACGGCCGCGCCTTCGTCGGGCAGCATCGGGATCACCGCCCGCACCTTCCCATGTTCGTCGATGAAGTCGCCGACCTCGCGGACCAGGCGCATGCCCAGCCACTGCATCCCGTCGCTGGCCTTCTTCTGATAGCCCTTGTCGAGCATCGCCTTGCTGAAGCCCTTCTGGCTCCATTCCCGCTCGCCGGCGGCCTTGCACCAGGCGACGAACACCTCATACAGACGCGACGACTGGATCCGCCCTTGCGGGTCGATTTCTGTGCAAAGCTTCAGGAATCGCGCCAGCGGGTCGCTATCCTCGCGATATTGCGCGGTCGCCTCCCGCACCGCATCCGGCTCAATCAACCCATGGTCCAGCCAGTCGATCAGGCCGCGTACGATATGATTGAGCACGCCGGCGGCCTCTTCGCGCAGCTTGGCGGGCAGCAGCTCGTCGCGATCGCCATCGGCGACATGCGCGTTCCACGGCACCAGCTTCATGCGCCGCCATATGCCTTCGTCGGTCCCCGGAATGTCGGGCTTGTAATTGCCCCCGATCGTCAGCTTGAACAAAGGCATCAGGTCGAAGAAACCACGATGCAGCGCGCGCACCGCCATCGGCTCGCCACCGGTTGCCGCCTTGATCAGCGCTTCGTTCAGCTTCGCGCCGCGCTCCGGCTCCGACGCGCGCAGCATGCGCACCCCGCCCAGCCGCGCCAGATCCGGCGACGCCTGTTCCCCGCGCTTCTTGATGCCCTGGTCCAGGAACGTCTCGATGCCGATCGTCCCGCTATAATCGCCCAGGGCATAGGCCCACAGGTCGATCGTCGTCGATTTACCATTTGCGCCCAGCCCGTACCAGAAATGCAGCTTCTGTTCGGATATGTCGCCACTGGCGCTATATCCGGCCCATTGGTGCAGATATCGCCGCATGCCGGCATCGGGCTGTGCCCATTCGAAAAACCCGTCATAGACCGGCGATGTCGCGTCCGGATCATAAGTGACCGGCGCCAGCTTGGTGTTCAGATCCTCGCGCCGGTGCGGCTCCAGCGTCACGGACGCGCCGCCCGCCTTGTCCCGGCGAAAGCGCAGCGTGCCGTTCAGCACATTGATGGCCAGCGGATCGCGGTCGAAATCCTCGATCGGCGCCGTCACCCACCGCTTGGCCAGGCCCGCGATGCACCCAAGCCGCCCCGATCCTTCCGAAGCCCGCCCCCATTTGGCGATCTGTTCGGACAGCAGCACCGGCCCGCTCTTCAGGTCGACGATGCGGTCGATCGCCGATGCCCGTTCCCCGCTCTCGCGCCAGGCCCGCCATTGCAGCACCAGCAGCAACGGCGGCTTGCCATCTTCGGGCAATGCCTCCTCCGGCTCGACGAACCCGGTCGCCGCCACGAAATCGGCTTCGCGCTGGATGGATCGCACCGTGTCGAACACCGCCGCCTGCACTTCCGCCGGCACCGTATCCTTGTCCTGGTCCAGCACCTTCCAGCGCTTGCCGTCCCAGCCCAGCCAGCCCTTGGCCGTGGTGAAGCGGAAACTATGGCCGTATCGCGCCTCGAACCGCTCGGCATTGCCCAGGTCCGTGCGCTGGAACCCGGCGCACCGCATGTCCACCAGCATCGGTCCCACGTCGAACCCACGCGCCATGCCTGCGGCAAAACTCTTGTCGATATCCTCCTGGCCGACGTCGACGCCGTCCCGCACCGCGTCGATCGCGTCGGCCGCCATGTCCTGGTCGATCAGGCCGGCGGCCACGCGCCGCCCCATGCCCCATGCGAATAGCGTGACGCCATCCTTCGTCGCCTCGGCCGCGGCGATCATCCCCGTCAGCCGCCGCGCCGCCACCGCGCGCAGCCGTTCCTGCACCCTCGGCGTCTGGTCGCAAAAGGCCGCTTCCATGGTTCCAACCGGAAGCTTTTTCTCTTCCGCCACCCAGCGGGGGGCCGGGGGGAACCGGTCGTCATACAGGCGGCGCCAATAGGCCAGATATTGCGCGCGCGTTTCGTCATGGCCGATCGCTCCAGCGAGGTCGCTCAGCTGCTGCCAGATCGCCGCCCGCCCTTCCGGACTCTCCCCGTCCCCGGCGGCCAGCACCGCCGACCAGAGATGGCTGGACAGGCTCATCGCGCCGTCGACCACGTCGTCGATCGCCGCCCGCCCGCATTCCCGTACCAGGCTGTCCGGATCGTACTCGTCCGGAAGGGTCGCGACCTTCAGCTGCCGGTGCGGCCCAACCAGCGGCAACGCGCGCACGCATGCCCGCGTTGCCGCCTTGCGCCCCGCCGCGTCGCCATCCATCAACAGCACCGGGCAATGTTCGACGCGCCATGCTCGCTCCAGCTGCTCGGCCGTGATCGCCGTGCCCATCGGCGCGACCGCTTCGCCGATCCCGGCCTGGTCCAGCGCGATGACGTCGAAATAGCCTTCGACCAGCAGCAACCGGTGCGCCGCCCGCGCCGCCGGCGCCGCGCGGTGCAGGTTGAACAGTATCCGCCCCTTGTCGAAATGCTCGGCCTGGTCGCTGTTCAGATATTTGGGCTGCGCTTCGCCGAAGGCACGGCCGCCAAAGCCGATCACGCGCCCGCGCACATCATGAATCGGCACCATCAACCGGTACCGGAACTTGTCGCGCCGGCGGCCGTCATCGTCGCTGATCAGCCCCGCCGCGATCAGCTGGTCGACCGCGATGCCGATCGTTGCCACCCCGCCGCGCATCGGCGCGAAACCGATTTGGAACCGCGCGATCGCGGCGGCATCGATGCCGCGCGCGGCCAGTGCCTCCATCGCCATGCCCGCGGGCTCCAGCTGCTGCGCATACCACGCCGCCGCCTCGCCCAGCACCTGGCCGACATGCTCGACCCGCCGCGCCCGCGCCGCTTCTTCGGCCGACCGCGCCGGCATCTCCATCCCCGCGGCCGCCGCCAGCTGTTTGACCGCATCGATGAAGTCCAGCCCCTCATGATCGGTCAGCCACCGCATCGCGTCGCCATGCGCGCCGCACCCGAAGCAATGATAGAATTCCTTGTCGTCATTGACGGTGAAGCTGGGCGTATTCTCGGCATGGAACGGGCAGCAGCCCTTATGTTCCTTGCCCTTTTCCTCCAGTCTCACGCGCTGCCCGATCAGGGCGGACAGCGACGTACGGGCGCGGATTTCGTCCAGAAATGCAGGCGATAGAGACACGAAAACCCACCCCGAAAATCAGGCAGAAATTGATCAGCTATGTGGAAGGCGCCAGGCTTACGGCCCGCCGTCACCCAGCAAGTCCGGTGTCGCGAACGGCGTCAGCACGTCGAACCGGCATGGCCCGTCCTTCGCAGCGTCCCACACGCACCAGATGAATTCCATCGTTGGATTGCCCAGCCCCAGGCAGTCGAGCCGCCAATTGAGCGCATAGATTCGCGCCGGCGGCCGCCACCGCCAAAGGCCGGTGCGCTTTTCCGCATGCCAATAGGTCGACTTGAGCAGCAGCGCGACATAACCGCACGCCAGATCGCCCAGCAGGTGCCGGATCATCTCGGCCGCCAGCGCAAAGGGCGGATTGGTCACCACCACCGGCGACAGCGCCCGCCGGCACGTCAGCAGATTCTGTTCCGTCACGCGATGCGCCGGGTCCGCGACCAGGTCCGTCGCGATCGTCACGAACCCAGCCGCCTCCAGCTCGGCCGCGATCGCTCCGCCCCGCCCGCACGGTTCCCATATCGGATGGTCGGCCCCGCTCGCCGGCGCGTCGACCGCGTCCAGCAGCCACGCCCGCTCCGCCGCCAGGAAGGCGCGCGTCGCACTGGGCGGCGTCGGATAATAATCATTGCCGCGCCGCTCGACCTTCGCGCCGCCGCCCGCCATGGCGCGCCCCAGCCCCTTGGGCGCAGGCCCGGCGATCGGTGGCTCTGGAAACAGGCCAGTCATAGCAACGGCCTCACCACCGCCGCCGGATCCAAAGGCTGATCAGCCTCATCTTCTGCCGTGCATTCCAGGCAGGATGGCGTGCCTTCATCGTCCTGCACCCATGCTTCGGGATAAGAGGGATGATCTATGTCGAACGCCATCGTCAGGGTGATGATTTCGCAGCCGTCGAAGGGGTTGCCTCCCCGCCGGGGACGATCGCGGACGCACTTCGCGCACCAGGCGGACATGAAGATTTCGCCTTCCGTGCCGTTTGACGGACGATAGGGTGACAAGTCAGCCATGGCCCACCTCCAAAAACAGCGCCGCCTCACGCGCCTTCGACTCGGCAAGGCTGATCCGCCCGAGCGGCAGGAAACGCTGCACCGGGTCCATGATCGGCCCATCGGCCATGGCTTGCAGATCGGGCGCGCGCTCCAGCATTTCGACGGTGAAGCCGCACCGGGGCGGGATGATGCCGTCTTCACCCAGCCATCGCGGCCGATCGATCGCGCGCGCGTTGGCCAGCACCTTGGGCGCCAACGTCGCCCGCCGCCCTCGCACGAACACCTCCGCGCCGTAAGGGATAGGCTCGTCAGCCGACACAATGACACGCGACCCCATCGTCAAACCCTCAACGGCATGAGGACATAGAGCGCGCGCGCCTCGTCGCTCTGCTGCCACAGCGACGGCGCGGCGCTATCGCCCAGCAACACCCGCGCCCGCGTGCCCTCCCCGCCCTTCAGCCGCGCCAGCACGTCCAGCAGATAGCGGCCGTTGAAGCCGATCGTGATGTCCGCGCCCGTCAGCTCGATCGGGACGTCCTCGCTCGCCATGCCCTTTTCCGGGCAGGTCACGCGCAACGTCACCTTGTCGCGCGTGAAATCCATCGCGATGACGCGCGTCTTCTCCGCCTGGATCACCAGCACCCGGTCCACCGCTTCAGCCAGCATGGCAGGGTCGAACCACGCGTCGATCTGGTTCGCCGCCGGAATCACGCGCGTATAATCGGGGAAAGTGCCGTCCACCGTCTTCGCCGTCAGCACCGTGCTGCCCAGGTCGAACCGGCACCGCGACGCGGCCACCGCGACGTCGACTGTCCCGCCCTCTTCCTCCAGCAGGTCCGCCAGCACCTTCACCGTCTTGCGACTGACGATGATGCCCGGCATGCCTTCCGCGCCATCGGGCACGTCATGATGGAACCGCGCCAGCTGATGCCCGTCTGTCGCCGCCGCGAACTGGCAGGCGGAATCGCCGGGCACATGCCAGTAAATGCCGTTCAGATAGTAACGCGTCTCTTCGGTCGATATCGCAAAGCGCACCGCCTCAATCATCGCCACCAGCGACGCGCCATCCTGTTCCCATTGCGCGTCCCAATCGGCGCGGACCAGCATCGGGAAATCGTCGGTCGGCAATGTCGGCAGCTTGAACCGCGCGCGGCCGCACTTGATCGCGATGCCGCTATTGCCATCCGCCTCGATCGTCGCCACGCCCTCGCTCGGCAGCTTCGCCGCGATCGACTGCAATGTCGCCGCCTGGACGCTGAAGTCCATCGCTCTGTTGCTGCCCGGCTCTTCCAGGTCGATCGTCTTTTCGACCATGACGTCCAGGTCCGTGGCGATCAGCACCGCTCGCCCCGGCGTCGATCGGATGACGACATTGGCCAGGATCGGGATGGTGCTGCGCGCTTCGACCACCGACTTTACGGCCTTCAGCCCCTCGCGCAGCGTCTTGACGCTGACCTTCATCATGCGTGCGACTCCCGCTGCAATCCGCTGTCGAGCAGGCTGATCATCGCCGCGATCGGCCGCTGGTTGGTGGCGCGGGCATGGCTGCACACCCGCTCCCACACCGGCCCCCATCGGTCCTTCATGACGCTGGCCGCCAGCGCCGGCGCATCGTTGAGGGCCTTTTCCTGCAACAGCGCACCGGGCGTCGGCGCCAGATACTGGCCCTGCCCACATGTCCGCGCCACGGTCCGCCACGCGACCAACGCCTGCGCTTCCTCCGCCACCTGCACAGCGACGCTGGGCGGGGCCGGCTCCGGCTCGGCCGTAACCGCCTTCGCCTCCACCAGCTCCAGCGCGAACGCGTGCATCCGCCCGCGCGCGCGCAGATCCGCGACCCCGGCCGCGAACGCCCCGACCGTCAGGCCGGTCATCCGGCGTAGCCCCGGCATGTCCCAACCGCTCGCCGGGGCCTGGCTGTCCTGCATCGCCGCTTCGATCCTGTCCGCTGCCGCGCTCATGACTGCGCCTCCCGCGCTTCGTCGACCGCGCGGACGATCGCCATCTCGGCTGCCGCGTGCATGTTGATGTTGGGATTGTCCGCCTTGACGCGGTTGATTTCGTCACGCCATTCGGCCTGGTCGCACCCGCCCAGCACCAGCGTGATCAGCTCGGGCGCATCCACGCCATGCTTGACCACCGCCGCGACGATGCCGGGGAAGATCGTGCCGAAATAGCGCAGCACCTGCCCGTGAAACGCCACCGCGCCGGCCAGGCACGCCATGCGCAGCACCTTGATGCCGTGCGTGCGCACGCATTTTTCCAGACCGGCGATGTTGACCACCTGCATCGGCTTCCAGCTGTCGACATTGGTCGTCGCCGCCACCGACAGGCCCGCCGCGTCCAGCGCGGCGTTGATGTCATGTGCCTCGACATTGCCGGCGGCCAGCGCCGCCTTGAATATCTCGATCCGGCTCAGCTTCAGCCGCTGCTGGTTGAGCGCTACGAACGCTGCCGCTTCATCCCGCTGGTCGCCAACCGACAGGATGACGCACGGCAGGTCATAGATATCGCCGCGCAGCACCGCCGCCGACAACCGATGCTGCCCGTCGATGACGAACAGGCTGCCGTTGGTCCGCCGCGCGACATTCAGGGGCTGGCACAGCCCCCAGTCCCAATCCCGCGCGATCCGCTTGATCAGCGCCTGGCTGGGCCCGGTGTCGATCGACCGCTGATAGGCCGGATCGACCATCAGGTCGGCCACCGGGCGAAACTCCAGGCTCGGCCGCTGGCCGCGCTGCGGCCGCTGCTTCCCCGCGCCGCTCATGCTGCCTGATCCACTTGGTCTTCGGCGTCCACCTCGGGCACATGCGCCGCCTCATAGGACTCCAGCGACACCCAGGCCCCGCGCACCCCAGATCCTTCCGCCTCGGCCCATTCCAGCACTTCGGCCAAATCATCGAATTGATAGACCGGGTCGGCGCCTTCGACTTCGCGCTCGTCATACCAGCAGCCATCGGCCCAACGGAACAACAGCAATTCGCCCATTTGCAGGACGGCAGGGACCGGATCCATCGCCGCTAGATCCGCGCGCTTGCTCGCCTCGGCCGCCGCCGCCTCTTCCTCCGCGCGTTGCTTCGCTTCCCGTTCCGCCGCTTTCTCGGCCTCCTGACGGTCATATTCGACCGCAGCCGCCTCCAGCTGCGCCTCGATATCGTCAGGCGTCACCAGCACGTCTACCCCGACAGCATAGCATTCGCCGACACCTTCGACATCGCTGCTGCGCCACAGGTCGGGCCGGGTCGTTCGCCAGAACTGCCGCCCCTCCACCTTGTCGTCGCGGACTTTCTTCGCCGCCAGGAACGCTGCGACAGATCGCACCGCATTTGCCCGCCGCTTGGCCTCCAATTCCTCTGGCGTTTCACGCGGCGCGTGACTGATCGGCGGAATGATGTCCGCAAGTCGCGCACCAGGAACGAAGAACCGGTTGCCTAGCGCCAACCGCCCGCCATGATCGACACCGCAAATGCCGACGATATCGATCCCCAGCGCCCCGGCCTTGTCGCGCAGCGCTTCATAGCTGCCCAGATCGTGGCGATACCCCTTGTCTACCAGTTCATAGCCCTTCGGAGCCTTCGGCCATCGATCCAGGCGCAGGCCGGGACAGACCAACACGTCGCTGGTGGTGGGATGCGCCTCCTTCGCATCGGCCAGGACGCGCGCCTGCTGAAAATGCACCCGATCAGACGCGATCGCCTGGATGATGTCAGGGTCGCGCAGCTTACGGCCGTCAAGGGACTCGGCATCGGCGAACAGGTCGTCCTCATACCGCCCGCCTTTGGCCTCATAATCCCTCGCGCCGACGAACTTGAACAGCGCGTCGCCGGTCCGCATTTGCGCGCCCGATATCCCAAATCGGATATTCATCGCGTGATGGGCATGCGCGCCCTTCTTTGCCTCGGTCGCGAAAACCTTCATTTGCAGGCGATGGTTCTGGCTTCCCGCATAGGCCATCGCCGCGTCGATCGTCAGCTTACCCTCGCGCAAGGCGTCCAGTATCTCCGGCGCCAGCGCCGCAAGCCGCAGCCGCTGCTTGACGTACCGTTCGCTGAAGCCGAATTTCTTCGCCAGATCGGCAGGCGACAGCAGGCCCGGCTTCATCAGCGCTTCGAACGCCAGAAATTCGTCCGCCGGGTTCATGTCGCGCTTGGCCAGATTTTCCGACAGCGACAGGTCGATCGCCTCGGCCGGGCTGCGCAACAGCACGGGCACGGGAAAATCCTCCGCCAATGCGCCCAGGTCCAGCAGGCGCTGCAAAGCCTGCAACCGCCGCCCGCCGCCGACGATATAAACGACGGCCTTGTCGATCGACGTGTCGCCGGCATAGCCGATCAGATTCTGCAGCAGGCCGTGCGCCGCGATGTCGTCGGCCAGCGACTCGATATCGACCGCCTGGTTCGTGTGGCGCACATTTTCCGGCGCGCGCCGCAACCGCGCCAGCGGCACCAGCTCGAACGCGCTGGCGGCCAGCGCTGGCGCTTCACTGTCACTTTCCGGCGCAACCGGCGCCGCCTTCTTGGCTCTGGGCATGGGACGTCCTTCTCTCTGACTGCGCCGCTATTCGGCTTGCTCTGATGGGGTTGATGCGGACGCGGCGGCGGAACAGGGGGACGCCGCCGCGCCCGATCCACGTCGCGACCCGACGGGATGGAAAAGGGTGCTGGGGACAAGCGGGCTCACAGCATCGCCCTCCGCGTGCGCTGGCCCGTGGCGGCGATCGTCACCACCCGTCGCTCGGTCGGACCCGGCTCTTCCACCTGGATCAGGCCATCCTTCACCAGGCGCCGGATGCGGTAGGACGCGGCCAGCGCATCCTTCAGCCCGGCCGCCCTGGCCAGTTCCGCGTTGGTCGGACAGGGCTCGCCCCGCGCCGCCGCGCGCTTCAGCAGGCGCAGCACGATCCGGGTCGACCGCTTCGCCCCGTCGCCGCGCCGCGTGAAATGTCCGCCATTCCCCGCCTTGCGCGCGCGCAGCTGCGACGGACGCGGATCGGGCAGGCGCTGCGCGATGAAACGGAACCCGCCGGGAATGCGCTTGCTGGTCATGGTGACCACGCCTGACGCGTGCAGCGCCCGAACCGCGGCGCTGATGACGTCGCCTGGGCGTGCGCCTGTCGCATAGACGACATCGTCACCCGGCCGCGCGCGGTTGGCCCAGCTATGCAATTGCTCCGGTTTCATGGATGACGCCGCCTGCATCTGGATATCATCCCTCCCCGCGCATCGCCGTCAGCCGCTGGTCCAGCGCCGCCAGCGTTTCCTGCATCGCCAATATGTCGGCGCGGATCGCGTCATTCTCGCGCGGAGACACCGCCTCGCCCGCCTCGCCATGTGCGCACAGCGCCGTGCGGATGCTGTTCGACAGGTCGCCCAGCTCGCCCGCCAGCTCGACCACCGTCAGGGTCAGCCCATCGGCATCGTCCTGCGGCTCGGGCAACGGCACGAACACGCCGCCCACTTGCCGGCACAGCGCCCGCACGATGAAGGGATGCCCGTCCGACCGCTGGCCCAGCAGGTCGATCGTCACCGCGTCGCGGATGGAAATACTGTCGCGCTCGTTGACGCTGCCGCACCGCGACAACTGGCTGCGCCCGATCGCCGTCTCCGCCGCGCACGGGTCAAGCCCGCCCGCCGCTTCGATCGCGCGCTTGGTCGCCAGCGCCAGCGCCTTTTCACCGCTGCTGATATCCCCCCGCGCCATGACTCAGGCCGCCTTTTCGATCGAGGGGGATTCCGGCGCGTTCTTTTCCGGTGACGCATCCTCTCCGGCCGCATAGCTATCCATGAACTCGACTAGCCGTCGGCCGGTGCGCAGGGTGATGGATCGCCCGTCGCGGATGGACTTGATCAGGCCGCCTTCGCCGGTGGCGTCCAGCCCCAGACGGGTCGGCGACATGCCAGTGGCAGCCAGAAAGGCATCGATCTGCTCAAGCAGTGCTTCGTCGGTTGGGATCGTCATGGGGACAGATGCATAATGCGACAAATCTCATCATGCAAGCCTTAGCAGTGGATATATCTCATCGTGCAGTCTCATTGCCGCTATGCGATTTTCCGCACGCAATGGCAAACGGCATGAAAATCAATTATTATGAGGCGCTTAGGCAGGTAATGCCTGAGGATATGAATGAAGCCTCTTGGGCGCGCGCAGCGAAGATCAGCTCCAGCTTCTTCCAGGACCTCAAGAAGAAAAATTCGACGCCACGACATGACACGCTGATGAAGCTGCTGGGCGTGGCCCGCACCAGCATGTCTGAATTCAACGCGATCGCCGGAATCAACCCGCCTGAAATAGCGGAAAGCAACGTGCGTGACGCCGATTCGTCGATCTATCGCCATCGTAGCAATCCGATGGACGTGCCTGTCTGGGGCAGCGCTGAAGGCGCAGACTATTGCCCCGACCTTGACGAACCGGGAACCTGCGTCGAAACTACGTCGTTGATGCCAGACGAAATTATCGACCATGTGCGACGCCCTATCGGCATTGCTGAAAAGCGGAACGTCTACGCCCTTTTCGTCGTCGGCACGTCGATGGAACCCCGCTACATGGATGGCGAACCGATCTTCGTGGATCCGGCTCGCAATCCGGCGATCGGCGATCATGTCGTCTTGCAGCTGGTCGCACCCGATGGCGATGGCGGAGACCGGATCGTGCGCGCCATGGTCAAGCGCCTGGATCGGCGAACGGCGGACTTCTACGTCCTCACTCAATATGAGCCGCGCATGACGTTCAAGGTGGCAAAGACCAACGTCGCCGCAATGCATCGCGTCATCCCGCCCAACGAACTTCACGGAATTTGAAATAGGCTAAATCTCATTGACTTATTGACAATGAGATTTGTCTCATACTAGACAGGCCCCCGTTCATTCAACGGAGGCCCTGTCATGCTTCAGCTTCGTACCGAATTCCCCATGCCCGGCGCGATCGCCCTGTTCGAAGGGCTGCGCTGGCGCATCTTCCAGCATGTCGGCGATCAGGCGATCATCACCCGCGAAGGGCCCGCCTTCGGTCTGACGCGCCGCGCGCCGATCGACGAACTGGTCGACCCGGTCGAGGCCGATCACAACGCCCTGCTGCCCTATACCGACATGAGCGCCGCGACCGCGCGCATCGCCCTCTTCGCCGCCAAGCTGCTGCGCGACTGCAATGAAGTCGCCCTGCGCGACCTGGGCACACAGCTGGCCATGGCCGCCGAACAGGGCCGCGTCCCCCGCTATACCGACAACAGCCACTTGACCCGCGTCATGCGGCGCCTGGGCTGGCGCAAGGATGGCTATGCCGGCGCCGGATACGACCGCAGCCCCCGCTACGTCCGCGTAAGCACTGCCGCCAGGGCCGCCTGACATGGACAGGCCCGGCTACAGCCCGGTCATGCCCTTCCTGATCGGCCTGGCCCTGGGCATCCTCTGGTTCGCCTTCTTCCCCACCCTCGCCGCCCTGCTGCGGCTGACCATGCATTGAGCCATGACGCCTGCCCAGTTGCTTCAGATCGCGCGCGACGAACGCGCCCGTCGCAAGGCGGCCTGGTCGGCCGCTGGGCAGGGCGACACCAGCCGCGCGCATCAGGACGATGTCATCTGGTCCAACATCGCCCTGATGGTCGGCCGCGCTGCCGGCGATGCCGCCTGCCAGGCGCGCGGCCCGCGCGACTGGACGCTGCCGGAACGCATCACCATGGCGCGCAACGCCTGGGCCACCGCCTGCAAGGCGGAAGCAACGCTGGGCACCACGACCGAAGACGCACTGCGCAAGGTCGCCGGCCTCTTCGCCCTCTTTCGCTGGCTGCGCCCAACGGGCTGGAGCCCCATCGTAGACAAGGCAGCGGCATGAACGCCCCCTTTCGACCGCCGCCATCTGACGCGCTGCTGGATTTCGTGCGCGCCCTTGCGCGCGCGGACGAAGCGCGCGACTTTGAACGCCGCACCCGCTCCACAGGATTCCCCGCCCATGCGGACCATCATCTACGCACGCTACAGCAGCGACCTTCAGAATAGCCGGTCGATCGCCGATCAGATCGCGCTGTGCCGCGATCGCGCCGCCCGGGAAGGCTGGCAGATCATCGACACCTTTACCGATGAAGCCATCAGCGGCGCCGCAGGCATCGGCGAGGATCAGCGCCCCGGCCTCAACGCCATGCTGGCCCGTGTCGAACGCGGCGGCGTCGACCAGGTGCTGGCCGAATCGACCAGCCGAATCGCGAGACACCAGGGCGACGGCTTCGCCATTCGCGAGCGCCTGTCCTATTTCGGCGCGCGTCTCTTCACCCTGTCCCAGGGCGAAATCGACGAGATCAAGGGTTGGGTGCAGGGCTTCCTCGATTCCCAGGCACGCAAGGACATCGCCTTCAACGTGAAGCGTGGCCAGCGCGGCACCGTTCGCGCCGGCCGATCGCCCGCGGGCCTGGCCTATGGCTATCGCAAGGCCAACCGGCTTGACGAGCGCGGCGAACTGGTGCGCGGTTTGCGCGCGATCGACGAGGACCAGGCGGAAATCGTGCGCCGGATCTTCGCGGAATATGCCGACCACCGCAGCGCCCGTCAGATCGCGGCGGGCCTTAACGCCGATAACATTCCCGGCCCTACGGGCGGAACATGGCGCAGCTCGACGATCGCCGGCGACCGCAAGCGAAAGAACGGCATCCTTCAGAACCGGATCTACATCGGCAAGATCGTCCACGAACGAACCAGCAAGGTCGCCGACCCGCGAACCCGAAAGGAACGGATCAGGCCCAACGCGGAAGAGGACTGGATAGAGGCCGACGCCCCGGCCCTTCGCATCATCGATGATGCGACATGGGATCGCGTGCAGCATCTGCGCAATGCCTACAGCACCGATCGTCCCGAAACCGCCCGTCGTCCCAAAAGGCTGCTGTCGGGAATCGGTCGTTGCGGCATCTGCGGCGGTGGCTGGATCGTCATCGGCCGCGACCAATGGGCCTGCGGCAAGCATCGGGACGGCGGCGGCTGCACGAACAACCGGACAGTCAAGACGCACGTCTATGAACAGAAGGTCCTGGACGGGTTGCGCGACGACATGCTGCACCCGGACGTCGTCTCGGCCTATGTCAGGGAATTTCACGAAAGCCGACGCCGCCGGTCGCAACAGGTCAGCCAGCAACGCGCCAAGCTGGAACGCCGGCACCGCGAAGCCGCCGCGAAGGTGGAGCGCCTGGTCAACGCGATCGCCGAGGGCGGCGACGAATTCGTCGAGATCCGCGCTATTCTTTCGAAGGCCCGAAACGACCGCGACGTCATCGCCCAGGAACTGAACGACCTGGAAGCCTTCCCGGTCATCACTCTGCACCCAGGTATAGCCGACGAATATCGCGCCCAGATCGCGGAGCTGACAAAGGCGCTGGACAACAACGGCCATGCCCAGTTGGAGGCCATTCCAAAGCTGCGCGCCCTGATCGGCAGCGTCACGGTTTATCCGGCTGAAGGACGCCGCGGCGTAGAGGTAGAATGCACCGGCCGCGTGACAAATATGCTTGCCTTGGCCACCGGCCAGGACCTGCATGCGTCGATGTATGTTAACGCTGGAGCGGGTAGCGGGGATCGAACCCGCATCACAAGCTTGGAAGGCTAGTGCTCTACCATTGAGCTATACCCGCCCGGCAGAGGAGCGCCCTGCCATCATCGCGGGGGGTTCGTCAACCCGGCTTTGCGTGGAAAGCGTGCGAAGATGGCGCTTACGCATGGAGGCCATTTCCTCTATCACCGGCGCATGAGCAGCCCGTCCCTGCGCCAGTTGGATATTTTCGCGCAGATGGTGGCGGCGGGCAGCGTGGCGCGCTGTGCCGAGGATATGGGTCTGACCCGGCCAGAGGTGCTGGACGGGATCGCGGCGCTGGAGATGCGGCTGGGCTATCGGCTGTTCGACGATCCAGGCGGCGAAGCGCGGCTGACGCCGGCCGGGCGCAAGACCGCGCAGGCGATGATGCAGCTGGGCGGCGATGACGCGCCGGCGGCCGTCGATGCGTCGGCGGCGGATATGCCGCCTTTGCAAGCAGCGCAGCCCACGCCGGCGCGCGACGCGATCATCCTGGCCGCGCCCGCGCCGATCTTCGGCCATTTCCAGGACGCGCTCGCCGCGTTCGAGGCG